TGGAGGAACGCTATGCCGCATCCTCGGCAGCGGGTAGTCGTGTGGAGGCCGACGTTGTTGCCATCAGGAATCAGTTGCAAACCATGAGTACCGCCATTCAGGGCGGTGTATTCAAAGTCGAGGATTTGGAACGCCGGGTAAAGGGCCTTGAGTTACACAAGGACAGGCCGACGCGGTGAGCCAGTTATGATTAAAGTGATCTGGGCGACAGTTGCAGCAGCGTTCTCCGTAGCCGGAGCAGGTTGGGGCGCGCATGCCTACCTCGAATCCAGCTACGCTCAGGCCGGGGACGTAAAACTCGCCGGGGCAAAAGCGGATTTCGTGATCGACCGGCAGATGGCCGCCCTGATCGCGGAGATCGCCTATCTGGAGCGCAAGGTGAAAAGTCGCAGTGAAGTCGAGCAGTTACGATACCTCAGACAGCAGTTGGACGAAATGCGCCGGGTCAGGAGCGGGAAGTGATCGAGCAACCCATCGTCCCCATCCAGCCTGCATTGGTGCCAGTCATCATTCGGGACCAGTCCGGCATGACGCGAGAACTGGTGCTCGTCGTCACCGAACGTGGCTCAGCGTGGCCGCTGTCGTGGATCGAGCTACCGTGTGAGGGGACGGGGTGAAGCGCGTCTTGCGCTGGTGGCCGCTGATGTGGAAATCCACTCACGAGCGGCAGGTCGCCGAGTTGAACCGGATGATCAACCTGCTGACGCAACAAATCCTGATCGAGCGTGCAAAATCAGAGCGTTACATGGGGGTGTGCTGTGGGTAGGGTCAAGGCGGGTAGTTGTGAAACCTCCTGAGTTTTGCTGCGGATGCGGAAAGTCGTATTGGCCCGCGCAGCGCTGGATGCACAATGGTTGCGTCCAAACTGCCGGAAATTCCTTGCCAAGATCGCCGGGGCGCGATTCCGGTGAGGCAGTTGATGCCAGGGTATTGGTGGCTAACGGCGCTGTGGTGGCTAACGCAAAGCCCGTCAAGGTGGTGGCTAACAGAGGAGGCGACCGGCATAAACGCACGCCGGAACGCGCCGAGTACATGCGAGAGTTGATGCGGGCACGGAGGGCGAATGCCTGACAGCAGACAAAAAGTAGGCAAACGCGGAGGGAAGCGATCGACTTCGTTCAAGCCTGGGCAGTCCGGCAATCCAGGCGGCAAGCGCAAAAAAACGGACGAGCAGCGCCGGATTGAGGACATGGCAAAACAGTACAGTCCAGAGGCGCTGCAAGCTTTGGTTGACGAGGCCAAGCGTGGCAAGGGCGCGCCTCGCGTGACGGCGGCCGTGGCGTTGTTGGATCGAGCATGGGGGCGACCTGTGGAGCGCACCGAGACAGGCGAACCGGGATCATTTGACAGGTTAAGCGATGCAGACCTCCAGCGAGCCATTGAAGAAACCGAGCGAGCCATTGCGCGCGCTCTGGCAACTCCAAGCGGCGCAGTTGTCGGCCAGGCTGCGGTATCTACAGCAAAATCTGATTGAGCGGTTCTATCCTTCTGCTGAGAACAGGGCTCTCTACCGCAAGCACCTGTTGTTCTTTCGCCTGGGCGCGACATGCTCGACCCGGTGCTTTCTGGCCGGCAACCGCACGGGAAAGACTACAGGGGGCGGTGGATACGAGCTTACCCTGCATCTGACCGGCAAGTACCCGGGATGGTGGGAGGGCCGCAGGTTCGACCATCCGATCCGTAGCTGGGTGGCTGGCGACACCAGGCAGACGACCCGAGACATCATCCAGCAGAAGCTCATGGGTGATTGGGCGCATTTCGGGACTGGGCTGATTCCGAAGGCTGAGATCGTGAAGTGGACGACGATGCAGGGCGTTCCCGAGGCCGTGGAGACGGTCTGGATCAAGCACTACGACAAGGATGGTCGGTACGATGGCGAGAGCAGGCTGGGATTTAAGTCCTACGACCAGCGCCGGGAAGCGTTTCAGGGTACTGAGCAGGATGTGATTTGGCTCGACGAGGAGTCCGATGAGGGTATTCGCGGCGAGTGCATGCTGCGGTTGATGACGACCAACGGGCTCTTGATCGAGACGCTGACGCCGCTGAAGGGGCTGACCCCGGTGGTGATGCAGTACCTACCAGATGGCTACAAGGACGACATGGCTGAAGCTGTTACCGAGGACAAGGCCCTGATTATGGCGGGCTGGGATGATGTGCCCCACCTGACTGCGGACCAGAAGGCCCGGATGCTTGCCGAGACGCCGCCCTACTTGCGGGACGCGCGCTCGAAGGGCATCCCGAGCCTGGGATCTGGTGCGATCTACCCGATACAGGAATCCGAGTTCCTGGTTGACGACATGCCGATCCCGCTGCACTGGCCGCGTTGCTACGCTCTGGATGTGGGATGGAACAGGACTGCTGCTCTGTGGGGCGCGCAGGACCGGGATACCGGCACGGTGTACCTGTATGCCGAGTACTACCGGGGTGAAGCGGAGCCACCGATTCACGCCGCTGCAATTCAGGGCAAGGGAAAATGGATTCCCGGCGTGATCGATCCTGCTGCTCGGGGACGCGGACAGAAGGACGGCGAGCAACTCCTGCAAATCTACCGCGATCTCGGGCTGGACATCAGCGAGGCCAACAACGAGGTCGAGGCCGGTATCTACGAAGTGTGGACCGGGCTTTCGACCGGCAAGCTCAAGGTGTTCAAGAGCCTTCAACACTGGCGCACCGAATATCGCATGTACCGGCGTGACGAAAAGGGCAAAATCGTGAAAGCAAACGATCATTTGATGGACGACACCCGGTACCTGATCCGCTCCGGTCTGGCGGTCGCGAAGGCGCTCAAGCCTAAAGTGCCGTCCTTTGTCACGGCCCACCGTACCGGCCGCTCCGCCCAGTCAGCATAAATGGCATACGAACAAACTCAGGCCGCCACGAGCGAGCCGGGGGAAGCCGCGGATGGCTATAAGATCGCCGCCGACAACTGGGAGCGCTATCAGTACGGTCTGACACGAGGCCACAAGCAGTACACGGAAACTGCGGAAATGCTGGAAGGTTTCTACATGGGTGGCGGTTACGACGCCAACGGCAACCTGAAAGCTGGAGGTCACTGGAATCAGGCCGATCTGGATGTGCTGGCCGAGCAGGGGAGACCTGCTTACGAGGTCAGCCAGATCAAGCCCGGGCTGGATTCAGCGTTCGGCTACCAGATCGCGAACCGCATGGACATCAGCTTCCGGCCCAGGTCGGGGGAGGCGACGAAAGACGTAGCCGAAGCCCGCAGCAAGGTCGCCATGCAGATCGCCGACAACAACCAGGCGCACTGGCGGGAGACCGAGGTATTCGCCGACGGCATGATCGAGCAGCGCGGGTATTTCGATGTCCGCATGTGCTGGGACGACAGCGAACTGGGCGAGCTTGAGGTAACGGTGCTCGACCCCAGGGACGTGATGCCAGATCCTGACGCCAAGAGCTACGATCCCAAGCACTGGTCGGATGTCATTACGTTGCGCTACATGACGCTGGACGAGGTTGAGGGGCTGTACGGACTGAAGGCTCGAAGGAAAGCGGAGGAGACCGCTCCAGCGTACCGGGCCGAGGACTTCGGCCCCGCGAATGCCGACGGGTCTCAGAGAAACAGGTTCGGCAACGTCAACAACTACGACGGCTGGTTCATGCTGGGGAAGGTCCTGCATGTCCAGGTCATCGACCGGCAGAAGTGGATACGCACCAGGATGGACGTGTCGATTTCTCCCGAGGGCGATGTCAGGCCGCTTAACGGCGACGAGACGCCTGAGGTAATGGATGGCCTGCTGAAGCAGGGCGCGCAGATCACGAAGAGGATGGTCAGGCGTGTCAGGTGGCAGGTATCGACCTGCACCACGCTGTTGCATGACGACTGGAGCCCGTACGACAGGTTTACGGTGGTCCCGTTCTTCCCGTTTTTCCGCAGGGGCAAGACTCGGGGAATGGTTGACGGTGCCGTCGGTGCTCAAAAGATTTTCGACAAGGGGTTGAGTCAAGCCATCCACATCGTCAACACGACGGCAAACTCGGGTTGGCAGGGAGAGGAAAACACGCTGACCAACATGACGACGGAGGAGCTTGAAGACAAAGGCGCGTCAACCGGGTTGATTCTGGAAAGACGCGCCGGTTCTGCGCCGTGGGAAAAGATCAGGGCTAACGAAATGCCGAGAGGCATAGATGAGTTGATCCGGATTGCGAGCCAGGCAGTGAAAGACCTGACCGTTCCCGACGCCATGCGTGGCATTGCTGTTCCCGGAGAAGCCGGGATCACGAATCAGAGTCGTCAACACGCCAGCCAGCAGATACTCGCTGTGCCTCTCGATAATCTGGCGCGGACCCGGCACTTGCTCGCCAAATGGATCGACTACGGGATCACCAAGTATTACGACACCGAGCGGGTGTTCAGGATCACTAAGACGGACCCGATGACGGGGCGCGAGGAGGAACTGAGGCTGCCGATCAACCAGATGCAACCCGATGGCTCGTATCTCAACGACATGACCGCCGGCGAATACGACGTAGTAATCGCAGAGCAGCCGATGCAGGTCACGTTCGACAACAGCCAGTACAGCCAGTTGATCGAGATGCGCAAGGAAGGCATCAGGATACCGGATACCGCGGTCGTGAAGCACAGCAACGTCACCGACAAAGCCGAGATCATTCAGGCGATGGAAGGGGCCGCTGCTCCACCTGATCCTCTGGCCGAGGCCAAGGCCGAATTGCTGAAAGCGCAGACCGTCAAGACCCAGGCTGAGGCTGTCAACAAGTCCGTCGAGGGCATGTTCTCAGCAACCCAGGCCGCTCAACAGATCGCTGCCATGCCTGAGATTGCTCCGATGGCGGATCAGATGCTGAAGTCCGCCGGGGCGGTGGATGCGGATCAGCCGCCGCTTGTTGCGGGGACACCTGACGGACTGCCGGTTGCGGTGCCTCCGATCGCGGAGAACACGAACCCGTTGACGCCTACCAATCCTGCCGTTGGTATGGATGCCGGGATCGAGGGCGGCGCGTGATTTCGGCGGGTTTTTTATGGAGAAACGCAATGACAAACACTGGTCAGGTTGTGGGAAAAGTTGTCGGAGCCTTGCTGGCGAACAACGCTCGCAGAGCCACCAAGTTTCTGAGTGAGAAAGAGACGATCAAGGCGCAGCGGATTATCTTCGGTGGGCGCATTAGCAAACGCGATACGAGAACTACGGTCGTGGTTACGTTTGGCCGGCCGAACTACCTGGAGCGAGAATTCATCCGGCAATGCAAAAAGGCCGGTGAGTCTTTCCCGGTGAAGAAAATCCAACTGAAGTTTCCGAAAGGATAATGACCATGGCAAAACACGGATCGTCCACGCCAAGTCTGCCCGACAACTACCAGGCCGAGAGCGACGTCCGCACGATGATGGACTACCACAAGATCAAAGGTGATGCGAAACGTCACAAGGCCGCAGTCGCGCACATGAAGACGCAGATTGCGGCGATGAAGGTTGAAACCGGAGAGATGAAGAAGGATTAGTCAAAGGAGAACGCGAATGGCTGTGAACCCAGAAGACCTCGATAAACCTGCAAACCAGGAATTGCTGGATGCCGGCGCCGACGAAAAGATCGATCCTGAAACCCTGGCCGCGGTGGTTAAGGCCGAGGAAGGGGGAGACATCACGCAGGTCGGCGAAGACACGGCAGCCGCAGGTGATGACACCGTTTCCGGTGCGGACGACAAGACTCAGAAGCCGGACGCGGCCAAGCGCGACCAGACCATTCCGCGGGGTCGTTTCGATGAGGTCAACACGAAGCTGCACGCCGAACGCGAGGCCCGCGAGCGCGCCGAGGCGGAACTGGCCGCGCTGAAAGCAGCACCCCCTGCTGACATCAAGGCGTTGCGGAAGGACTACCACGAGGCCCTGATGGCCGGCGAGAACGACAAGGCGGACGAGATCGCCGACAAGATCGATGCCGAGAATCGGCGTCAGGCGAAGGAAGAAGCCATTGCGGAGACCGATCAGCGTGCAGCGAAGCGCGAGCAGGAACGCGCCTTCGGGTTGGCGGTGGCCCAGACGCTCAAAGACTATCCGTTTCTCGACAGCACCACCGGCAATCAGGAGGCGATCGAGGAAGTCGTGGAGTGGCGCGACTTCTACATCGCCAGGGGGATTCCGGCGCATGAAGCTCTGACCAAGGCTGCCGCAAAAGTGGGGCCAGCCTACGCGGAGAAGCCGGAAGCCGATCCCGATAAAGTCGTGCAGATCGATCCTCGCAAGGCCGCTGCTGCCGCCCGGAATGCAGCAGCAGCAAAGGCTCAACCCGCCGCGTTGGTAGCCGGTGTCGGCGTGCGCGCCGTTCCTACGGCACAGGTTCCGAAGACGCAGGCCGAGTACGAAAAGCTGTCTGACGCGGACAGGGAATCATTGCTCGCGTGATTTGGGAGTAATCCCGTGCCTGTAGGGGCATAAGCCTACCGCCGCTTCGGAGCGCATCCGATGTCTCAGCCAGTTGGGGCGGTATCCAACCAAGTCTCGGCTTGACCTAAACCGTGTAGTCAGCTCGACACAAGCGGAAATGTGTCCGGCACTGGCACGCAGCCAGATCATTCAACTACACGGAGAATTTCATCATGGCAACGTTTACCGCTCTCGGGGCACAACTCCCCGAACAGAAGCAAGCCTGGGTCATGGAGAGCATAAAGGCTTTCCGCGAAGCGTTTTTCTTTCAAAAGTTCATGGGTTCCGGTCCCAACAACATCGTTCAGGTCTGCAACGCACTGAAAAAGACCCCGAACGGCGACAGGGCCGGTATCGGACTCGTGCAGGAGTTGAAAGGCTCCGGCATCGTGGGTGACAACGACTTCGACGGCCGCTACGAAGCGCTCGAATCGAGTTGGGTCGAGATCCACTGCGACCAACTGCGAAAAGGGTTGAGCAGCAAGGGCCGGGTCGACGACCGCAGAAGCATTTTCAACTTCCGCACCGAAGCCAAGGACAAGGCGGCTTACTGGCGGGCGCGGATCATGGAGGAATTCATGATCCTGTGCGGGTCCGGCATTGCTCTTACCTTCAACACCGACGGGTCCACCCGCTTGGTTGGAGCGGAAGACGATCCGGCGACGCTGGCGTATGCGGCAGATATCTCGGCGCCGTCGACCAACCGGCATTTCGCGTTCAACGGCACCAATCTGGTGGCCGGCGATACGACCACCATGACCACGGGCTACGTTCCGAAGTACGGGATGATCGTGGACGCGATGGCGGAAGCGAGGACCAGGGGGGTAAACCCGTTGATGATCGGCGGCAAGGAGCACATGGTCTATCTCTGCCATCCGAAGACCTTCGCAAGACTCAAGAAGGATGCCGACTTTCGGGAGGCCGTCGTTCAGGGTGAAGCAAGAGGGCCGAACCACCCGATCTTTACCGGCGCGACGGTGACGATGGACGGTCTGGTGATTCACACCAACAACCGTGTCTACACCACGTCGGGCAAGACATCGGGTGTCGATAAGTGGGGCTCCGGTAATACGGTGGATGGCACCCGGTCCCTGCTTCTCGGGCGTCAGGCTTTGGCGTTCGGCGACATCTGGGGAAATGCCGAGTGGTATGAGGGCAAGTGCGACCACGATGCGAAGAGCGTGATCAGCCTGGCCATGTACACCGGGATACTCAAGCCCAAGTTCATCAGCCGGTTCGACGCCGACGCCGTGGAAGATTTCGGCGTCATCGCGCTTGATCTCGCGCTGTAACCTCTCTCACAGACAGGAGAAACAATCATGGCAATCACTACAAATCCGGACCGCCAGGACATCAAAAATGCCTGGGTCGATATCAACCTCGCCGACGTTGCGACGGGAGTAGCTCAGGTCGCAATCAAGATGCCTGCCGGGAACTACGTCATCACCGCCGGGCAGGTCTACACGTCGGAGGCGTGGAACTCCACGTCTACCGACACGATCGGCGTCGGCGACGACGATTCCGATACCACCTATCTCAGCGGCGCCAGCATCGCTGCGACGGGGATTGACGCTCTGGTGCCTACCGGGGTCGTCGGCGACGGCGACATCAAGGTACTGTGGACGAGCGGTGGCGGCACTCCCACCACCGGAAAGAGCAGGTTGGCGATCCAGTATTACATGCTGGGCCGCGCCGACTCGACCTACGGCTCGTAATCCAGTCAGTGTGTAACCGCGCCGGGGGCTCAGGCTCCCGGCGTTTTCATAGGAGTAACGATGCGACTCAAATCGCCTACCGACAAGCCGGTTCACGTCGCTTTGACGGACGGCACTGCAATCACTATCGGTCCTGGAGGCCGGGACGTGCCCGTTGGTTTAAGGAAGGCCGCCTTCGCCAAGGGATGTATCCCGGCGAATGCGAAGGCCGAGGATATGGCTCAGGAAGTAGCGGAGCCCACCGAAAAGGACAGGCCGGAGATTCTACGCGACGCTTTGAAGAAGCTGCGCGATGACGGCACGCCTTTAACTGGCGCCGGCCTGCCGAATCGCAACGTGGTATCTGCAAGAGCCGGCTGGAACGTGTCCGCGGTTGAACTCACCGACGCCTGGAATTCGATGTGATGGACATCGCCCTGAAGGCGTGCAAATCCATCCAGGTCGAGTCTTTCGGGTTCGATCCGGCAAGCAAGACGTTGGCCGTGAAGTTCAAGAACGGCGGTCTTTATCACTACACCGGGGTCGATGAAGATACCCACAAAGCCATGTGTTGCTGCGAATCGGTCGGCAAGTTTCTCGGCAGTCGAGTCAAGGGCAAGTTCGGCTTCAAGAAGATTGGGGACAAGAAGTGAATCTCGGCGAGATCATCCAGGTGTTTCGCCAGCAGGCGGACGACAACGCGAGCCCCTCGCTGTGGAGCGACGACGAAATCACCCGCTTTGCCAATGAAGCTGAACGAGACGCGGTGGAGCGCGGCTTTCTCATCGAGGACGACGGCAATGCATCAGCGGTTGTTGTCACGACGACCCAGGGCGTTACCGGAACCACGGCGGAAGTCCAGACCATCACCGTAGACGCTACGGCGGGGACGTTTACCGTCACCTACGACAGCCAGACTACCGGGGCTTTGGCGTTCAACGTCTCGGCTGCTGCCATGCAAACCGCTCTGGAGGGCCTGAGCAACCTTGTACCCGGGAACGTCGTGGTTACGCTTGCCGTTGGAGTCTACACGCTGACGTTTGACGATGCCTTGGGCAATGTGTCAACGGTCACAGTGGACGATTCTCTGCTGACCAATCCCATCGTCGATATCGTCGTTCTCGCCGGCAAGGCCGTATACACGCTCGATTCCCGCATTCTGAAAATAACGAGCGCTCATCTGGACATCCTGAACGAGAATCTGACGGCTACGGATAGAGGCACGCTCGATAGAACGTGGCGCGGCGATATCGACGAAAGCGGGTCTGGCTGGAATAACGCGGTATCCAATCCGTACATGTTCATCGAGAGCAAGGGAAAGATCAGGCTGGTCGGGATTCCAACCGCCAACGACACCCTGCGGCTCACCGTGTTCCGGTTGCCTTTGGCGGACATGGACAGTCCCGACGATGAGCCCGAAATCAGAGTCGAGCGACATTACGAATTGCTCGACGGCATGCTGGCAAGGGCCTACATGAAGAATGACTCGGAGACCTACAACCCGGACAAGTCAGCAGAACACGAGGCGAGCTTTACCCGGCATTTCGGGGCCAAGATCGACGCCAACGTGTTGAGGAAGCAACGAGCAACCCGAAGTCACGTCACACGGATCAACTGGTAAGGAGAAATCATGGCGATCACGGACTATGAAGTAGTGGAAGCAACAGATTCCGCGCAGATGGCGACTCTGAGCGCGGCGAAGATTGCCGCTGGTTTTCAGCCTTTCGGGGCGCCGTTCGAGAGAAAGAGCAATGAGTATCCGGGGAGTTCATTCATCAGCCAGGCGTTCGTCAAGGGCCTGACCGATGGCAACCTTACCTGGGTGGATGTTGCAGCTACCGCTGCGCTTCTCGATGGCACCGGCACGGTTCCCGTCGTTGTCGCTTCTGCCGGGGATCAATACAAGGTCAGGGATATCCGCTTGGTCGGGGGAGGGACAAACTTCGGTGCCGGAGGCGACAGGCTGCTCGATCTGACGGATGGTACTACGGTATGGACGCAAATTGCCAACGCCGATCTCGAAACTGCCCCTACAGTGACTTTGCCATGGGGCAACGCCAAGGTGCCCTTCCTCACCGGGACATCGGATACCGAGTCTGTTGCCGGCGAGGACATACGCTTTGTTTACTCCGGCGGGGCTTCGGATCACACCACGGGATCAATTTCATTCTCAGTTTTGCTTGAGAAGGTGGCTTAAATGGCTGCTCCATTTTACTCAGGGCCTTCCGTAAGAAGTTTCACGCCACAGCCGCTCTCCATCAAGGAGCAAGGCGTAGCCATCACCACTGGCGGCAGTTCTGCCTATGCCGCCATTCCCAATACCTCGACTGGCGAAGCTCCCAACCGGGTAAGGCTCGCCGCTACAGCGGCCTGTTACGTGCGCATGGGCGTGCCTACCGAAGCGGTTGTGGTCGAATCCGCTGCCGGTTCTGGTTACGCGCCCCTGGACACGATTACCCTTACCGGGGGGACGTTTTCCGACCCGATGGTCTTGAGGGTTGACACTACAAAACTGGCTTCGCTCGCGTTGAATGCGATCGGTTCAGGGTATGCGGTGAATGATGTATTGACGCTGGCGGGTGGGACCGCCGTTACCCCTGCCGAACTGACGGTGGCGAGTCTCCAGCTTGCCTCCGCTGCGCTGAATGCTGCGGGAACGGGGTATGCGCCCGGCAACGTGGCTACTTTGGCCGGTGGGACCTTCACCACGACCGGCAAGATCACCGTGGACACGACCAAGCTTATCAGCGTGGCGCTTGATGCGCCCGGCACCGGGTATCCGATAGGCGAGGTCGTGACGCTGGTGGGCGGTACGCAGTCCACGCCAGCGACCGTTACCGTGGACACTGCCCAGCTCATCAGTACCACGCTCGATGCGGCAGGCACGGGTTATGCCGCGGGCGATGCGATCACCTTGGCGGGTGGAACTGCTGCCACAAAGGCGGTTGTCACACTCGACGATACGCGGCTCGTCTCAGCAGCAATCAATGCTGCTGGTACTGGGTACGAGACCGGAAATGTCATCACGACAGCGGGCGGCACAGCGTCTCCCCATGCGACGATCACGGTGGATACCACGAAGCTGATCACGCTTGCCTTGAATGCCGAGGGAACTGGCTATGCGGTCGGCAATGTTCTGAATCTTGTGGGGGGCACGTTCAGCGTTACGCCTACAGTCACGATCGACACCACGCAACTTGTCTCCACTGCATTGAATGCCGCGGGAACCGGATACGAGCCGGCAATGGCGATCACGACCGCAGGAGGGACTTCATCGACTCCCGCTGAAATAACGGTTTCGACAACGAAAGTGGTTTCGGCAACGATCACCGCAGCGGGAGACGACGGCATAGATGGTCCTGCCGTTGTAACCGGAACGACGGGAACGGGAACGAAGTTCACGGCCAACGTCACGATTACCGCAAATGCAATCGCGTCCGTGGACTCGATTGAGACCGGCGGGAGTTATACGGTAAATCCCACTGACATCGCGAATGAGCCTGTCACCGGAGGCAACCTGACAGGAGCGGTACTCAACGTCGTGATGGGTGTGGACACATTCTCGATTACCGATCCCGGAGATTACACGGTCGAGAGTGCTGCGCTGACCCAAGCCGGAGCAACGGTCCCGGCCGGCGGAACCGGAGCCACGTTCCAGACATCCGCTTTTGGCGTGCTGACGTTCACGATCAGCGAGCCTGGCTCGTTCACGGTATCGAGCCCGACCTTCACCTCGACCGGCGCGGGAACCGGCGCCACATTCGATACGGGGGTCTTCGGTGTCCTCGACTTCACCATCACAACGGGAGGTGCTTACACGGTCAACAGTGCAGCGCTCACGCAAAACGGCGCGACAGTGCCTGCCGGCGGTACTGGGGCTACGTTCCAGACCGGTGTCTTCGGGGTGGGCACTTATACCGTTACTACTGCCGGCGACTATTCGGTGGAGAGCGCCACCTTCACCCAGGACTCCGTAGCGCCTCCCGGCGGCACCGGGGCGACGTTCGAGGCTGCCTCATACGGCGTGCTCACGGCGACGTTGAGTGGGGCCGGTGCATTCACCGATAACGCGGTTACGTTCACGTCGACGGCTGGTTCTGGGGCGGGCGCGACCTTCGACACGCCGGTCTATGGCGTCGATACCTTCTCGGTCAGCACGCGCGGCAACTACTCCGTGGGCTCTGCTGCGCTGACGCAGGACGGCGCCACGGTCCCGGCCGGCGGAACCGGCATGACGCTGCAAACCGCATCGTTTGGCGTTCGTACCTTCACCATCACCGATGACGGCGAGTACTCGGTCAACACGGCGAGTTTCACGCAGGACGGCGCCGCCGTTCCACCGGGCGGCACTGGAGCGACGTTTAACACCGCGCTATTCGGAGTCGAGACCGCGACCGTCACAGATCCCGGATCATATACCGTCGATCCATCGAACCCCGTCGCGCAGGGAAGCACAAGCGGGTCTGGTACGGGAGCCACGTTCACGACGACGATGATCACTGCTGCCGCTGCCGGAGACATACTGGTTACTCCAAATGAATCCGTGATCGTGGACGCATTGGGGTTTGATCATGTCGCCGCTATCCAGGTGACCGCAGCCGGAATTCTTCAAGTATCTCCGATCGAAAATTGAGATGACGCAGATCGTTTCCTTGCAGCCATCGGAGTCTAGGCTGTTTACGATGAACTTTGCCGCCGATCTTGCGGTGGGCGAAACCATCGCGTCGATTACGAGCGTTACCGGATCACCCTCTGGCTTGACGATCAGCGAACAGACCATCGATGTCGGCGGCAAGAAGATTCAGTGCCGCTTCGCTGGTACGCCGGGTAGTTACAAGGTCACCGGCAAGGTGGCGACCTCCGATGACAACGTGATCGAAGGCGATGGGATTTTGCTGGTGAAGGACACCTGATCAGTTTCAACCGAACCAGGCCCGCCGCGTGCGGGCTTTTTTATTTCTGAAAGGAGTAACACATCATGTCAGCTAGTGACGCATTCGAAACCTCGCTCTTGGGACTCGTGATCACGAACGCGAACGCGGCCAACGTAGGCGATGCCGCGGGATTGCTTGCTTCAGCCGCTGCCGGCGTGTTCTGGATCAGTCTCACCGTATCTCCGGGACACACGGAAGCCGGCGACCAGACCACGAACGAGACCGCGTACACCAACTACGCGCGCATGGACGAAGCCCGCAACACGACGCAGTGGACGGTCACCAATGACACGGCGGACAACGACAACGCCATTGGCTTCCCGACTGGGGGAGCTTCGGGCGCGACGATCTTCGGATTCGGCCTGGGCTCGGCTGAGACCGCTGCCGGCAACCTGTTCCTGATCGGCGATCTCACGGCAACGCTGGCGGTTTCAAGCGGAATTACGCCCAGTTTCGCCGCAGGAGCTTTAGACATAGTCCTCGCATGAATGATGGTATGATTCCATTTTCCACAAAGGAGAATGGAATGACCATCCCGCAGAAGTTGATCGACAAGGCGATCAAGGATTACGAGGCGACTAAGTCGGTTCACAAGACGGCCAAGCGCGTTGGCCTTGGATCAACAACGGTGCATCGCATATTGAAGGCGCACGGAGTCGAGTGCGATGGCCTCGCGTTGTTCCGTCAACGCATCCGAAAGCTGCCTGAGAAATCCGTTCTGCTTGCTGATTACGCGAGCGGATTGGCAGAAAGTGCCATAGCGGAAAAATATGGATGCGAGCGATCCAGCGTGCACGAGGCGCTGCGTAAGTACGGCGCGAAGATGCGACCGCGCGGTAATTGGGAACGAGTGATTACTGCGGAGGAGGCCAAGGAGATCGCTCAGCAGTACGCAGAATTGCACAGTCAGACAGCAGTCGCTGCGTTGCGCGGGATTCATCAATCGCGTGTATCCAGTGCATTGCGATTGGCTGGAGTTCCTGCTGGAAGAAATTCTGGTAAGGATCACCCATCATGGAAAGGTGGCCGTTGCAACGCTCCGGGAGGCTACATGCAAGTATGGGTGCTGCGCGATGATCCCTTATATGTGATGGCGCAGCGTACTGGATATGCAATGGAGCACCGCCTCGTAATGGCTCGCTCACTCGGTCGCCCGCTGCTGTCGAACGAGTCCGTCCATCACATCAACGGGAACCGTAAGGACAACCGGTTAAGCAACTTGCAACTGCGTTTTGGAAAGCACGGCACCGGCGTCGCGATGGTGTGCGCGAAATGCGGAAGCCACGAGATCACTTACACCAAACTTCACTGAAAGGAGATTCACATGCCATACGTAGAACTGCTCGTTGATGTTGCAGAAGGTGGCCGCGATCTATCGAAAGCCCAGGCCTCTGCTGATGCTTTCGGGCTCGGCAAGACCGATCCGAAGTATCCGCGTCTCAAGGTTACGAATTCCAGACGCGGTCGAATCGAGTTCAAGAAGGGACTCGTCATCACCATGACCGAACCTGACGCCGCGAAGTGGGCCGAGCGCGGCATCGGGAAGGTGGTGCCGAAGCCGGCCGAGAAAGCCGCGGCCTGATGTTCGCTCCTCTGCTCGTCGAAGTGAAAAGCCTCGGCGAAGATGTCGTCGTCGCGGTCGGCACTCATAAGTTCAGGCTGCACTTCGAGACCGCCGTGCTTCTGGCGGCTTGGATGGATGAGTGCGCGCGGGATGCAAAGCTTTGGTCGGGACAGACCAAGCGGCTCCTGCGCGGGGTCGGAACCATGCACGACGCCTCCGATCACCACTGGCTGAATCGTGGCCAGCCGTTCACGCCCAACGGTGTGCCTCGCGTCAACCGCGACCTGCTTAAAAAGCACGACATCGCGGTGCGGCAGGAGGGCGGGCTGGTAGTGCTCACCGCAGGCACTTCAATGATGCAGATTCCTCACGCCGCGGCGCTGCAAATCTCGCAGTGGATCAGGTTGAAGGCGAAGGAATCGCAGACGCGGGCCGGCGACACCAAGCGTCACTGGAGCGAGATCACGAAGGAGCACGCGGCGCAGCACGGGCCTGGCGTGACGAGGGGCTAAATGGCAAACATAAAGATCAGCGCACTGCCCGCCGCGTCCTCGGTCGCCCTGACGGACGAGTTCGAGGTCAACCAGGGGGGCACTTCTCGTAAGGCGACTGCTTCGCAGATCGTCGCATCCGCGTTCGTCAATACCGTTCCTGCCGGGGGGCTAGGCTTCTACTCCCCCTCCGCCGACACGATCCGCACGCCGAACTCGCTGATCGTGGATGATGACCTCACGGTCACAGGCGGCGATCTGACATTTGGTAGCGGGCAGAACGCGATCTTGCTGATCTCGACATCTAATGGGGCAGATAATCGCGCGATGTTTTTGTGTTCCGGTGGTGCGATAGACTCAGATCGCGGAGCGATGATAAACATGTTCGGAAACGAACATGCTGGCACCGGCAAGATGCAGATATACGCAGGTAATGTCGCAGGAGGCGTCATTGAGTCTTACACTGGAGGCGCATTGAGGTCTACGCTTGACGCAAGCGGTAATTTTGGGATTGGAACGCTGCCGACTACCGGAAAACTTGTAGTCGATCAGACTAGCACCACTGCTGCAATTCCCACGTTGGTTCTTGAGCAACGCGATGTAAGCGAACAAATGATGATGTTGGATACCACCATCGGAACCGGAAACGCGATTGAGGCAGTAGCAGCAAAGGTGCTTACTACCACGCATTTTGTGAAGGTGAATGTGGTCGGCGTCGGAGATAGATATTTCCCTGTCGGGACGATTGCGTAACATGACCCTCACCATCCTCCAGCTATTCCTCGCCGCCGCGCACCTGGCCGATGCGTTCTCAACGCGCTGGGCGATCAAGCGCGGCTCCGTGGAAGCGAATCCCGCGCTGGCGTGGCTGGACAAGACCATCACGCCGTTGCCGAATACAGGTAAGTGGCTGTGGCTGGTAGTGCCGAAGGCGGTGCTGATCGCGCTGCAATGGTGGGCGCTGTGGGAATACTACCCGGCGGATTGGGTGATTATCCTGACGTGCATGACCATCGTGCTGCACGCGGGGATTGCATCGCATAACTTGATGACAGTGAGGAAAAAGTGAAAGAACTCGAAATGCAGGGAGCGATAAACGAACTCGCCGGGCAAGGCGTTATGCTGCGCGACAGGGCGGTCAATCACGCGGCTGACCTTGCCGTTGCTCGGGCGAAAATTGCCGAGCTTGAGGCGAAGCTCAAAGAACTTGAGTCGAAGCCGAAGCCGAAGCCGAATACTGCCCCGAAGAAATAATCCTGCATGGCAATCGCAGTCCGTGGGACGAATCAGTCCGGAAGCAATAACAACGGCAATGATGTAACGCTCACGTTCAGCACGGGCGCAGGCGCGCCGCAGCAGCCTTTGATATTCGCGCAGGAATGAAGAATGGCTAGTCTCGGCACGCTCCTTCTAGGGACATTCACGAATGTCTCGAATACGGCGATCACGGGAACCGATCCCGTGCTGGAGGCCATAGCGTCAACTGACGACGCCGATTTCGTCAGGGATACCGCGAACAGCGATCACACCGGAGACTGCTGGTTCGACGTTGCCACTACGTTGCCGGCAGACCTCGGCAACGTAGATACCGTATCCATCAACCTGCGCTACGGGCTGGACACGACCAAGGACGCCAACGACTGGCTGTTTCTCCGGGCGCAGATTTTCAAGTCCGACGGCACGACCGCGCTCACCGACCTGCTGACCGTCGTAGACGGCGGCACCGGTATCAGCGACACGACGCCGCAGAACTCCGGCGCCGTCGCGTTCACTGGCGTAGATACCGCCGCGACCAAGGCGGAATGGCAGGCCGCGCAGGTTCATCTGTATTTCGTCATCAACCGGGATGCTGGCGGGGATGCCGTAGTAGAACGTGTGTATGCCGCGGAGATAACCGGCACATACACCGCCGCCGCTAGCGGGGATATTGAAGGCACTTCGACAGTGGCGCTCACCTTGACCGGCGCTCTTGGGGGGGCGGGCGCGCTCGAGGGCAGCACGGCGGCGACTTTCACGCTTTCCGGCACCATGACCGGCGATGGCGCGCTTGCTGGAGTGGCCTCGTTTGGATTCACCGTTACTGGCGAGTT